GCGCCGCTCTGGATTGCTTTTCTTGATCGTCATATTCGGGTCGCCAAACGTGACGCGGATAACTCTGCCGGTGGGGTTTTTGACGAAGACCTCTGACTTCTTTTTGCCGTAGGACGGCTGGCCCTTTTGGATGCGACGCGGCTTGTTCAGCGTCACTCTACGGCCCTTATACTCAGCCATAACTGCGCTTTGTCTTGCGCCTGGCAGTCTTTGTCTTGCGCTTGGGCTTGGCGGTTTTAGCCGCTTCCTTGAATGCCTTGGCGGTTGGCGCGCCCTTGGTTCCGGGCTTGCGCATCGTCTCGCCGCTTCCAGCGGCTATGCGGCGGCGCTTTTTGTGAATGTTGCTGTATAGGCCGGGTTTGGTTGCCATTGATTACTCGCTCTCGTCGCTTACGACTTCACCGTTGATGGTCAACGGCTCGTTCTCACGACCAAAAAGTTGAAGGTTGACAGTCACACCGCTTGAGCCGTTGGAGGCTTCGGCCCACTCGTCCCTCGATCTCGGCGCATGTTTCAGCAGCCATGCGTCCGCACGCCAATCGCCACGTTCGCCAGCCTTGGCAATGCGGCTTGCGCTTTTGGCTGGCCCCGCCTCCATAGCCAATTCAACAGCCATTTTGAACTCGTCGTCCCGGTCCATCCAACGGCGCAACGTGTCTTTATGAACGCCAGCGGCGGCGGCAGAGGCGCTTTTGCTCGCACCCTGCTCGATATAGTGGATGATGGTTGCAACCGTTTCCGGGTTGAACTTGTCAGACAGGTTTGGGCCGCCTTTGTGTATTGGCAGTTTTTTGACGCGCTCCTGCGTCTTCTCCATTGCCTCACGCTCTTGACGCCATCCCTCGCGGTCAGCACGTTCCTGTATTGTCGAGCGGGCAGCGCCGGTTGCGCGTGACAACTTGTGAAAGCTGGCACCCTGCAAATATCTGCGCTTGATGGATGTCCAATCATATAGCTGTGGTGCGGCCAATGGGCTCTCCTGCAAAACGGCTAGTCAGGGTTGGGGCTTTGCGCTTCACGCGCTTTTTGTGACGACCGGGGCGCTTGATCTTTTTCTTGCGCGTGTAGTTGTTCGCGCCGATTGCGGGGCGTGCCATCGGGCCTCCGGTCAAAAACGCTCGAATCTCAAAAAAGCGTTTTTTTTCATTTTTTTGTGAAACGAAACCAAGCACTTATTTTTTGAAAACAGTCAAAAACCTCTGTTTTCAGTAATTCTCAAAACCGCGCATGGTAAAATAGCAATGTCGAGGCGTTCTCGACTTGCTGTTTAACATCGTTAATACTGTGCCTGTCTTCCTACCAAAAGGAGGACAATATGACGTATTACACAAAACGACCGACCGACGATGACTACGAACGACTGGTCAATCAAAAGTGGCGCAATGTGCCGCTAGCCCAACGTGTGCCCCAATCAGACATTGAGGCGCAGCGTGGTTTTAAGCGGCTTTACCGCAAAGCGACGGGCCGCAAGTTTCGCGGCACCATCAAAATGGCGAGCGGTAATCGCTATACATGGTGCCGACGCGGCGTCTGGAGCATAAACCGCGCCAGATCGTCATGGTTCCATACCGGATGGCCTGAGATCATCCACGGCCTCAGTCATTGGGTTGAGAGACACCACACAAACGAACAGCTTAGACTAGAGCGTGACTTGACTGACTACGCGCTCAAACATGGTTTCCACGAAGGCAAGCTGGCTCCAAAGCCAAAGCTTGAAAAATCGGAAACTGAACTGCTGCGTATTGAGGTGCAAAAACTAGACCGCCGGATAGAGGCGGCAGAAGATCGAATGAAAAAAGCAAAAGCCGCTATCAAACGAAACCAGACTATCCTGACCAAAGTTAGGCGACAGAAACGAACGCTGGAGAAAAAGATTCCGGCGTTCCAGCTAGACTAATCGAGACAGGCACAGTTTTACGCGAACCAAACAAGTCACCCCATGTCGTGCGCGGCAAGGGCGGCATCAAAACATTCTTGCCGGATATTCCGAGTATCCCGGCGCTGGGCTTGCCGCCAACATCTCGTCAAGCGTTGATGGTCGCCATTGGTCTTCGTTGTCAGGCGCTTCTATTTTTCTTGTGTAAGGGCGCGACATCATTGCGTAGCGCAATTCATCTGCCGCGTGGTCTTCCATCGTCGTGTCAATGTCCTCGAAACGATGCTTGTCATGCCGCAGGCCAGGGAGCGTGCGGATTAGCTCCGTGCTTGTCTTGAAAAGGTAAAGCATGGGCATGTTGTCATCGCCCATTAGGCGCTGGCGTATCTGATCCCACCCAGCGATGCGGCTGTTGTCAGCGCGTCGCCAGCGCACGCCAAACTTGGACATGCGCTCCCCGATTGATGGGCCGCCATCGAACTTCCAGACGGAAGGATCGCCCACCCCATAATCTATGCGTTCACCCTTCTCACGCGCCCGTATGCCCGCCGCCACTTCTTCAGCCGTCATTTTCAGGCCACGATCTGGCCCTGCGGCCCCATACCATTCTCGGTAGCGGATAACCGAGTTATCGGGGAAGCGGTCATGGTGTTGCGCCACGGCATACCAGCCGACGGAAAACGGTTTTGCTGATCCCCAGTCGAACGCCCTGAACTTTGTCCAGGTGTCAGGAATGTCGAACGGCTCGATGACATGCTTGTCGCGCTGAAACACGTCGCCAAAAAATGCGCCAACCACTAAATCCCAATCGCCTTCGCGCAGGGCGCGGCCTAATTCTTCGGGCAGGCCGCTCAGTGAGGCGCGATAGCCGGGATCAATATATTGGTTGTCCTCCATGCGACTTGGGATGAACAGCGTGGTCCAGCCTTTGTCGGTCGGGTCGTCAGGATCGACCATCGTGTGGTCGTAGAAAAGTTGTCCGGGCGGCGCTGCGTCGATGTATATAGATTTTAGATAGTTGTGACTTTGCCCGCCCGGGTTTGCGGTTACCACGAAGCGTGGAAAATACTCTGGTTGCTTGGCATTGTAGGAGCCAAGCCGGTTTCGGCTTTTTATATAGTTGATCTGGTAGGGGCTGAGTTGGCCGCCTTCGTCCAGACCGGCATAATGAATTTCTGCGCCTTGGATGCGTTCGCAGTCGTTGTCTCGCTCCAGATATTGAAACACGATCATGCTGCCGTTGTGGAACTCGAAACGCTTTCTTGTTTCGTTAAAGTGCCCCAGTTCCTTGGGAACTTCCCGCTTGATCCACAGAATGTGGTTGCTTTCGAGTTCCGGCATTGTGCGGCGGAACAGGTAGCAAACGAGGCCGGGGTTCTCTAGGCAGAACTTGATCATGTCCCAGCGCAGCGCGGTGGACTTGCCGCCGCCAACCGCACCGCCAAACAGGATTTGGCGGGCTTTTGCGCTGTGCAGAAGTTGTTGTTTTGGCTGCGGCTCGTATTCAAGCCGGATCGTTTTTGGCTGCGCCATTAGTGAACGGTGGTAGCTTCGTCTGTGATCTCTGCCAACAACTCAAAACCGTCGCGGATGCCCTCTAGCGCCTCAATCGCTCCGGTCAGATATTTGGCAACGGCTTCTGCCGTCAGTTCGTCGGCAAACCAAGGGGCAAGAAATACGCGGTGGTCGGCTGCCTCATAGGTCAGCGCAACCGCAATCTGATCGTGCGGCACCGTGGTTTCTTGCTGCATGGCAGGGTTAACTCACTGTTGTTTTTTGTGGGCCGTATTGCACAACTTTTTTTCGTAAGAGCGTCAGTATCAGCTAAGGCCAGCGCCCTGGCGCGGGGGTGGGGGCTACGCCCGGGGGGCCGGCTTCCGAAAGCCAAGCTGTGCTGTGCCGCGCTTTATGCCGCGCCATACCAACCCATTGTTTTTACTTAGGTTTTGTGTTCGCTCGTAAGGTTGTCAGCCTGACGAGGTATGATTGTTGCGCCTGGACAATGACGTTTGTAATAATCTGTCGGCATGTTTTAGCCGTGCGCGCGCACGATTGCACATTAAAATCGGCGTCATTTTCAGTTTGTCACGCTACAAAAGAAAGTATTGATATTAACTGTGAGTTACTTTATATATGCATGACGTTACACATGGAGAGACACAATGATACGCAACATACATGAAGCAAAGCCCGGCAGCGCATGGGATACATGGCAACAAGCCGGGCGCGAATGGCGCGCCCAAACATGGTCCGCAACGCCTGGCGCGCTGTTACTTGCGGCAAATTGCTTTGCCACTGGCTCATACGGAAGCAACGAGCGCGAAGCGATGAAGCGCGCATTTATTGAGGGCGCAACCAATGCATAGCGCGACCGAATGGGCGCAAGCACTTATTGACGCCGGGGCCGATATGGCCGCCGTTAATCGCGAACTCGACGCGGCGTTGATTGTTCCGCAACCGGACCTTGCGCGGGACGTGCGCGACGAATTCACACGCCTAACGCTTGCCAATATGACAGCATAAAAACGCGCCAGACGAGCGCAGCCACGCTCGCCTGACGCTAATCATCAACCGATATCGGAGTATCGAAAAATGACTAACGCGACAATTAACACAAAGACCGACTTACAACAGCACGTTGAAAGCATTGCCAACGATTTGCAACAAGGCATAGAACACGAATTTTGCCCCGACTGCGGATCGCAAGATTTCGACCAGTCATGTTGCGACGCCTACCAACTGCCGCAAGCTGACGGCACATATCTGCGGCAAATTATGAGCGGCTTCGACTATCTCAGCGACGCCCTCGACATTCAATACATCGTCACAGGTTCAAGGGAATACGTCGCTGCTCGAATCTTGGTGGCGTTCGGCGGCCCAAACATCTGGATTAACACCCAAACAAAACAGGTTGAGGGATACTGGTGGGGCGAAACCGCTTTCCAGAATTATTTCGCAGACGAAATGGATATTGACGGCACTTGCCGCGAGTTGTGGGAGTGCAAATAATGAGCGGTTACGATTACGCAGCGGGCATGAGCAACAACGCGGTCGATGCTTATGTGAGCGGCCTCAAACCTCTCTCACGCATCACCAGCAACGATCTGCGAATTGCAGGATGGAAAGGCACAAAAAAGCTGGCGCAAAGCCTCGCACAGTCGGGCGCTTGGCCACCCGCAGAATGGCATCACACTTCAAGCTTTTATAACGAAGTCAACTTCTATGACCCAGGTAGACTTGTAGAAATCTGGTCAGAAATGTCACCGGCAGAGCGCGACGAGGCAGAGACACGCGCAAAACCGGCGACCGTGGAGCAAGGGCGCCAAGTTTTCGGCAGTTATATTGTTTGGGGCGGAACGCGCCGCAGACCGCACAAATTAGGCGATCATCATTTTAAAGGTATACTAATCGGCGATTGGATTTACTTGGAAAATGGCAAACGCAAAAAAGCGTCCGGAAACTCGATAAGCTGGCGGTACGCAATTAAGGAGGTCGCGTGATGTTTATAGGCGCAAAATTTGAACTGACCGGCAAAGGCGAAAGCATTATCGGTTATCAGGAGATTGAGATTGTCGAACGCGTCGTGAGTTCGACGATTGAACACAAAACCCGGAAAGAATTCGATGAGTCGGAGAGCAGCAGCGTAACCGTTGTCTATAATTATATGCTGCATTGTCGTTGCGATGACACGATTGCGAAGATTCCAGAGGACGAACTAGAGAACGAGTTGATCTACGGTCTGTATGAGTATGTGAAGCCATGACCTTTACCGACCGAATAGAGCAAGGCGAAAAGGATCTCTGTGCCTGGGTAGCATTGTCGGAGGACGAGGCAACGCAATATCACGGCGCCGGGGTTGCTTTTGCCGTGGTCCGCAACGCCGAAATTGCCGAGTTGCATTATTTAGAGGACAGGATTGAAAAAGAAATCAAACCGTTGTGCGAGGACCTAATGGCTGCGCAAAAAGGGGGCGCGGAAATTTGGCAAGGCGTTTGTAGTTCTTATCAATTTTGTGAACCCGAGCCGCTCGATATGGCGTCTACAGGAGCCGCGCGGGTTTTACGTTTGTTCGGTGAAATGACCGCCTTTGCCGCTCCCAGTGACATCGCGACGATGTAGGCGTAGCCGATGGACCTGATAATCCAAATTTTAGTGATGATATTCGGTCGGTGACCCCACCGCCAGTGACGCAATACGTCACCAATAGTTTTTTTTACCCCGATTTCGTACTGCTCGTCAACCACTTTGCGCAATAAAATAATAAAGCGAAATCAGCGCCCCCTCAAAGCGCCGACGCACAACCCTGTGCGAAACGCCATACGAACGCCCTATCGCGCTCCACGCCGGTCCACGCTCCCTATTAACGGCACTAAAGCAAACGCGCCACACCAGCCGCGCATCATCGACCGCCATCGCACGCGTCAGCCCAATCGCCACATCCCACCGCGTCACATCACGACTATTCGCTGGCGACGGCCTCGGATCGAACTCGCCATACCCATAAGCCAGCGATGGGTCTGGCGCGATCTCCGGCCAAGCAGTCCCGCTACCAGCAGGATGAGCCCCCCTCGGCATTTTCCGCTCTGTCTCCGCCGCCTCAAAAAATAACCCCGCCAAATCATCAATCCCGGAAATATGATCCCGGACCCAAGCAACCACCTCTGGCGCAACAATCTTACTCAAAACAGTTGTCCAGCGGGTCGTGACACCACACAACACCACACCCCCTATAGGGGGTTGTGGTATTTGTGGTGTCTGACCACATAACCCACAAACACCACATTGTGGCTTTTGTGGTATTTGTGGTGTCCAAATCAGGCATTTATCACCCACACATGATCGTCCAAACACCCCACAAATTCATCGCCAATCAACGCCTCAGACATGCGATTAAACCGTGTGCTTTTGTGTTTTGATTCACCCCCGATCAGTCGGTAAGCCTCATCGCGCCAAGTCTCCCAATGCACGCAATGGACCGTTAGACCGTCGCGAAAAGTGCGTTGCCCGCCGGCCGCAACCAGCGCATTCCGCAGCGCCTTCATCACTTGGCGCTGCGCCGCCCCACGCGGCCTTGGCGGCCGCGAGGGTGCGTCGGCAGCCGCAGCATCCCGCACCGCAACCACACAGGACGAAACCGGCTTACCGCGCCCGTTTAGCCCCAATTCCACAACATCAAGCCCAAACCCAAACTCGCCGCCAATCTCAAGTTCGCGCTGCTTGGTGACGCGCGCCACCGACATGCCCTCGCCCGGCTCAATCTCTATTTCGGTGTCACATGACGCCCGCCAGACCGACGAACCTCGCGCACCTCGCGCAGAATCCTTGCCGGTGTGGTGAATCAGCATCACATGTGCGCCCGTCAGCGCCCGCAGCTTGTCGGCAGACGCCACCACAATCGACGCATCCTTGGCCGAATTTTCGTCAGCACCAGCCGCAACACGCGACAGCGTGTCCAGCACGATCAACCGCAACCCGCCCATGTCGCGCGCCAGCACCCGCACAGTA